TGGATGGGTGCGCTAAGTGATATTGACCAAGCGCAGAAGGAAGCCAAGAACCCGCCTATCTTCAAGAAGCTATTTAGTGGCGCAAGTATTGAAGAAGAAGCTATTACTGCTTTTGCTAATAAAGAGAAGGCAGCAGCGCAGCGATACGAACTACAGCAGTGGATTAGCCTGACTATGGGTAGGTCTAAATGGGATGACCTAGTTCGTATGGAAGGCCAGATACGCAAGCAGAGACAAGAAACACTGTATAAGCAGAGAGAACGCAGACGTAAGTTTGTAGAGATTGTAGCATGGATTGTTATGGTTGGATTAGCCTCTGCACTGCTTTATGCATTTGTTATGTTCCTTGTGTCTAAGCAAGCTAGGGCAGACGAGATAAAGTGGACTACATGCAGACTTGTTGACTATGAAAGAATTAAAGTAAAAGAAAACCCATACACAGAATATATCTGTACATACAGGGGTGCAAATAACACTATAGAGTCCATGACAATTAACGAGTTCTGTCCTCGTGAATATCAGTGCGTATATAACCCCCGTGAAAAAGATGAACCCACATTGAAAGAAACACTGAAGTCAATTAGGGAAAAACTAAAATGAAAAAACCACAGCAGAGTTTAAAAAACTGGACAAAGCAGAAGTGGAGAACAAAGAGTGGGAAACCATCCAGTGAAACTGGTGAACGGTATTTACCGACAGCCGCTATCAAAAGTTTGTCGTCCAAGGAATATGCGGCTACAACCAAGGCTAAAAGGGAAGGTACACGTAAGGGCAAACAATTTGTTAAGCAACCAAAAAGTGTTGCGAAAAAGACAGCACGATTCAGGAGAACGTAATGTTGAATCTATTAATAGGACCATTAGCTAATTTAGCAGGGAGTTGGATGGATGGCAAAGTTGAGCAAACAAAGGCAAAAGCAATTGCTAATGTTGCAAAAGCTAAAGCTGAAGCGACTATCATGGAAAAGAAAGCCACTGGCGAAATTGATTGGGACATTGAAATGGCTCGTTCTTCGTCATCAAGTTGGAAAGACGAATGGCTAGTAATTTTGTTCAGCATCCCATTAATACTAGCGTTTATACCCGGAATGGAAGGTATAGTACAGAATGGCTTTGACCAACTCAACAGAATGCCTGAATGGTATCAATATTCCTTGGGAGTTATCGTTGCCGCTTCTTTTGGAGTACGTAGCGCAACTAAATTCTTTGGAAAGAAATAATGTTTCATATGTGGCATATGCACAACAGGACTACGGAAGAACAAGCGAGGATTAATCGTGGCAGAACTGACAATGGAAAGATTTCTAAAGTGGAAGATACTACCACGCTTTATGATGCTGATGATGTCAATATCAGCGTGGAGAGTAGTGGAATGGTTCATGCTTCTTCCAGACCCGACAACACAACAGTCAGCACTGGTGAGTGTAGTCACGGGGGCAATGACAGGTGCATTTGCGGTGTGGCTGGGACATGAGAAATGAAATATAACAAAGAAGATTTAGTTAAGAAACTAATTACACACGAAGGCTTACGCCTTCAGGTATATCAGGATACACTTGGAATTGATACTATTGGTATCGGACGTAACCTAGAAGACCGTGGCATCACTAAAGAAGAACTGGAATGGATGGACATACCTAATATGGCTATTGTTCATACTGAAGGTATCACGGAAGCAGATGCTATGTATCTAGCACAGAATGACGTGCAGATTGTCGAAGAAGAACTTGTACGTGCGCACCCTTGCGTAGACAAGCTAGACAGTGTACGTCAACTTGTACTTATGGATATGGCATTCAACATGGGTGTCCCAAGACTGTGTAAGTTCGTAAAGATGTGGAATGCTATCCATGAAGGTAAATTTGATATTGCAGCAAAAGAAATGCTTGACAGCAGGTGGGCAGTTCAGGTAAAATCAAGAAGTACAAAATTAGCAAACGCAATGCACAATGGTGAATTTTAATGGCTAGACAATTAACTGATAAGCAACAAGCACTACTCAACGTCCTGTTTGAAGAAGCAGGTGGCGATATGGTGCAAGCAAAGAAACTGGCGGGATATGCTGACACTTCTAGTACTGCAGAAATTGTTAAAGGTCTTAAAGAAGAAATACTTGAGGCGACTCAAATGTACATGGCACGTAATGCACCGAAAGCTGCGATAGCTATGACACATGCATTGTATGACCCAACAGAGTTAGGCATACGTGATAAGATGTCTGCCGCTAAAGAACTGCTTGACCGTACTGGTCTGGTAAAAACTGAGAAGATGCAAGTAGAAGCATCGGGCGGTGTAATGCTTATGCCACCTAAAGCAGTTGTAGAAGATGACTAGAAGTATAGGTAAGTGGAAGCTACCACAACCAACCGACATTAAAGAAGAAAACGAATGGGTGCAGATACCTCGCATTGCTAGGACTGTACCTTTCGGCTATAAAAGAAATGATGAAGACCCCGACATTCTTGACCCAATACCAACAGAACTTGACCTGCTAGAAAAGGCTAGGTCGCACGTAAATCAGTATAGTTATCGTGAAGTAGCCAACTGGCTAAGTACCAATACAGGAAGGTACATATCTCACGTAGGTCTAAGGAAACGGTTACAGAATGAACGAAGACGTAAGAACCAAGCTAAAAGCCTCCTCAAGTGGGCAGAGTATGCGGAAACGGCAATCGCCAAAGCGAAAAGCCTCCAAGAAGAAAGAACAGGCTCCAAAGCCAACGGTTGATATACAGCCTATTGAATACGAAACACAGGCTATTGAAGAAACACAGAACGTACTATTCAAACCCAACCCCGGCCCACAGACAGACTTTTTAGCGGCAGCGGAACGAGAGGTACTATATGGTGGAAGTGCTGGCGGTGGTAAATCCTACGCTATGTTATCTGACCCACTACGTTACATGGGGCATCCCGCATTTAGTGGGTTGCTACTGCGACATACAACAGAAGAACTAAGAGAACTTGTATTTAAGTCGCAGGAGTTGTACCCAAAAATCTGGCCGGGTATCAAATGGTCAGAAAGAAAAATGCAGTGGACTGCACCATCTGGCGCAAGGTTGTGGATGTCATATCTTGATAGGGATGATGATGTCTTGCGTTATCAGGGTCTAGCGTTTAGCTGGATAGGGTTTGACGAATTGACTCAGTGGGCCACACCCTACGCTTGGAATTACATGCGTTCACGTCTACGGTCCACTGCACCTGACTTGCCTATCTACATGAGAGCAACAACTAACCCCGGAGGAAGAGGTCATCACTGGGTTAAGAAAATGTTTATTGACCCTTCACCGTATAATAGAGCCTTCGATGCCACAGATAGCGAAACAGGAGAGGTGCTGCGATACCCTGCAGGACACGAGAAGGCTGGAAAGTCTTTATTTAAAAGGCGGTTTATCCCAGCACGATTATCAGACAATCCTTATCTGGCAGAGTCGGGTGACTACGAAGCAATGCTACTCTCTATGCCAGAGCAGCAAAGACGCCAACTCCTTGAAGGCGATTGGGATATTAAAGAAGGTGCGGCTTTTACGGAATTTGACCGTAATATTCATGTTGTCGAGCCTTTTGATATTCCTCACAACTGGGTTAAGTTTCGCGCTTGTGACTACGGTTACGGTAGTAAGTCTGGTGTTATTTGGTTTGCTGTTGCACCTAATGAACAGCTTGTGGTATATAGAGAACTCTACGTTTCTAAAGTCCTTGCCGCAGACTTGGCAGATATGATACTTGAATTAGAGGCAGGTGATGGAACTATTAAATATGGTGTGCTGGATAGCAGTCTTTGGCATAAGCGTGGTGATACTGGACCATCTCTTGCGGAGACTATGATTGCACGAGGATGCCGCTGGCGTCCATCAGATAGAAGCCGTGGTAGCCGTGTAGCAGGTAAGAACGAAATACACAGGCGTTTGCAGGTAGATGAGTTTACAGAGGAGCCTAGACTTGTATTCTTTAATAGCTGCACAAATACAATATCGCAGTTACCAGCCATCCCGCTTGATAAGAAAAATCCAGAAGACATTGATACGAATAGTGAAGACCACTTGTATGATGCCCTAAGATATGGTATAATGTCCAGACCAAGATTTAGTATATTTGATTATGACCCTATGGGAAGACCAAGTACAGGTATGCGTGTAGCAGACAGCACATTCGGATATTAAGGAAAACACTATGGCTGAAGAAGAAATTATGATTGAAGACGATGCAATCGCACTAGAAGACACAGATGATTCTGTAGTTGAGGATGCGGATGTATCATCCATCATTCCATTTATTTACGAAAGATACCAGCGTTCAGAAGATTATCGTGAACAAGACGAAGACCGCTGGCTACGTGCCTACCGTAACTACCGTGGTCTGTATGGACCTGATGTACAGTTTACTGAGGCAGAGAAGTCTCGCGTATTTATTAAAGTAACAAAGACAAAGACGCTGGCAGCTTACGGACAGATTGTAGATGTCTTGTTTGCTAATCAGCGTTTTCCTTTATCTGTAGACCCTACTGAGTTACCAGAAGGTGTGGTAGAAGATGTTAGCTTTGACCCACAGGAACCAGAGCAGCTACGTGGTGACACCGCACTGTCTACTAGCCCATACGGTTTTGCTGGTGATGGCAACGACTTGGAGCCGGGTGCTACTGCACAGTCACTGCAAGAGAAGCTAGGTGTAGTACAGAACAAACTAGAGCCAGTGCAGGAGAAGCTAAAAGAAGGTCCGGGTAAGACACCTACAGCAATTACGTTTAGCCCTGCTATGATTGCTGCTAAGAAGATGCAGAAGAAGATACACGACCAACTAGAAGAGTCTGGTGCGGGTAAGCATATGCGTAACTCTGCATTTGAGATGGCACTGTTTGGTACAGGTGTAATGAAAGGTCCGTTTGCTACGGACAAAGAGTATCCTAATTGGGATGATGAAGGTAACTATGACCCACTGTTTAAGACAGTTCCGCAAGTACAGCATGTATCAGTTTGGAATTTTT